ATGCTCTGTGCGCTGGTAGTACGCATTGTTGGATGCACACTTGGGACATTCAGTACGAGGGGACATACCCGAAACTCCTTTTGGGGACTTTCGGGTATTCTCCTATATTTCAGGACAGCAATCTAGCCATCAGGCTACTTTTTGATTGGAAGCACTCATCTTTTTCACTGTAAGCCCCCAGCACGCCGCATTTTTCCCCGGCCTTAGTCTTCAAATCCATCAGCTTCATCACTGCCGGGTCCACATCACCCACCCAATACCCGCCATTCGCCATCAAGAACTGCTCCAGCTTCCCCGCTCCGACCACCAACTTCAGGTTGGGGAACCCCACGTAATCACCGGAAACAAACACCGTCAAGTTTCCTGTCTTCGCCAGGGGGGAAGAGTTCAGGTTGGCCAGCAGGGAAACCACTTGGACATCCATCTTGGCCCCATGCAGGTAGAACATGCTGTTGAACTCGTTGACGATTTCTTCGTCGTGGTCCGTCAGGTCAAGGAACACTTTCGTGCCTTTAGGCACTTTTGCAATCAATTGCGCCAAGGCTTGCGGATCGGAAATGTAGATGTTTCCGTTGATCAGCACCTTGCTGTTCACCACTTCACCCACTGGAACAACGTTGTTTCCAAACAACAGTTCATCGAAGCGCTTCAGGGTCGGGTTGCCACTTCCCTTCACCACCGGAACCTCTTTCAGCCAGATTCGTCCAGTCGCACCGTCGAAAGATACGGTTGATCCCTCTGCAAACTCCTTGACATCGATCCCCACCCCCACCACGCAGGGCTTGTTCATGCCCCGCGCCACCACAGCAGCGTGAGAGGTTGCCCCGCCCTCCATGGTCACCACACCCTTGGCCGCAAACATGCCAGCGATGTCATCCGGGGTGGTCTCTTTGGTGATCAGAATGCATGGTTCTTTAGAGTCCACTGCCGCTTGTGCGCTCAGCACCACCTTGCCAGTCACCACACCAGAGCAAGCCGGGATGCCAGTCACCCAAGGTTCGTCCTTGAAGGAGGGGTCCAGAACGTCTTGGTTGGCAATGTCATAGTCCACCACCTTGACGCGCTTCAGGGCCTCTTCACGGCTCAACTTCCCCTCTTGGAAGTAATCCACGGCTATCCGCACAGTGGCCATCGGGGTCCGCTTGGCGTTCCGGGTCTGGAGGATGTACAGCTTGCCTTCCTGCACCGTGAATTCCACGTCTTGCACGTCACCCTTCAGGTCTTCCATCTTCTTGACGTTAGCCAACAACTCTAAGTAGACCGAACCATTCCAGTCGGCCATTTGAAGCAGCTTTTGTGGGGTCTTCACACCCGCCACCACATCTTCTCCTTGGGCATTCACAAGGAATTCTCCAGTCACCACAGCACTTCCAGTGTCCGGGTTCCGGGTGAACAGCACACCAGTACACGAGGTCTCGCCCATATTGCCAAAGACCATGGCCTGCAACACCACGGCAGTGCCCCATTCTTCCGGGATGTTGTGCATCTTGCGGTAGAACTTGGCCCGGTCGTTGTTCCACGACTTGAATACGGCTTCTATGGCCGCAAGGGTTTGTTCCTTTGGGGTGTTCGGGACCAGCTTGGTTCCAGCCGCCCACGCCCCCTGGATTTCCTCCTTATTCATGCCCAATACCGTGGCGCAGTACATTTCGTACAGGCGGTTGTTGCAATCAGTTGCGCAGGTTTCCCCCAACTTTTCTTTCCAGAAAGCCTCAGTATTGGGGGTTAGCCCCACGTTGAGGATCGTGTCCATCATACCGGGCATCGACACACGCGCACCGGAGCGCACCGACAGCAGCGGCATGTACCCGAACTGGTCAATGAAGAAGTCAGCGAAAGCGTCATAGTGCTTCGCAATCTCCTTCATCACCGTCTTGGGCTTCTTCATGTACTCAACGCACACAGAAGTGGGGATGATGATTGCCGGGGGAACATTGATTCCGTTGTTGGTCATCCAAACCAGACCGTAACCCTTACCGCCCAGCGTTTCCGGGTTGAAGGCTTCAGCAGGAACAGAGGACTTGGTATCGTAGAAAATCATTTCTCACTCCTTGAGAATCAAAACACAACTATAGTGTACGGGACTTCTTGGGATTTGTCAAACCGTTCTTGGAGTGTCCCAGCCCGTGGCTTTTTCCTTTTGATTCCCCTCAACCATGCCCCATCCGAGTTCGCGCCGGATTTGCTCCGGGCTGGGGGGCGGGGTTTTACCGTTGATACGCTGCTGCATGTAGTCGTGTACCTGTTCCTTCGTCGGTTTGCTCATGGCGGTCTCCTCAATTCAAGTTGAACTACGGAAACTACTTTTTATCACTTCGGAAGGTCTGTGTACAGCTTGGCGGCGGCTTCCACGTGTTGATACAGGTCAATGGCGGAGATACCGACGTACACTCCGAGGGCAAGGATGATGAAGATCAGGACGAGGGAGAGAACTAATTCACGCATTTTGGGCCTCCTAGATAGTGTTTCTTGACCCTTGAAGTTTAATCCCATCTAGGAGGTTTGTCAAATGCTGTTGTTTTTAGGTCTTAGCACGTTGTACAAGGCTCTTGGCCTTGCCGCGTTCCTGGGCAGCTTTGAAGTCCTCTTCGCTCACGCCGTCAACGCTCATGCTCGGCAGATAGCCGATGGTGTTGAAGTCACCATCTTCGATGCACTGCAACAGGAACTCCTTGTTGCCCACCCGTTCACCACCCTCACGGCTGTAGATGCGCTCAAGGGCTTGGCTGTAGGTTTCGTTGTTGGTACTCATGTTCACTCCTTATGGTCGTTTTGCTACAAGCTTCGCCTTCTGGCCTTGCGGGACGTTGTTATCCCACACGGACCACGACGAGAAATATCCATCATTCACCAATTCTTGGAAGTTCTTCTCATTATCTTTGTTCCCCGCAATGATTTCCAAGGGGACGTAACGGGGCTTCCTTCCGGTTGCACGTGCCATCGCACGCTGTCCAGCAATCTCCGCTGGGAGGTGCATGTAATGGCCTTGTAGCTTGTAGCCATAGCGGTGGGCCGTGTCCAGCGCACCTTGTACCCCTTTCTTGCTTTTCATGGTCACGTCTTGCACCATGTTCATGCCCCGCATCAACGCTTGGTACAGGATTTTGTCCGTCAGCATGCTGGACTCTTCGTGGAACAGGGCTGCGTTCGCCCCGTTGTAGCCCGGCAGCTTGCCCTTGATTTCGTCAGGGTCCAGCACCTTGAACTTGCCAATGTCCTTGATCGGAGTGGTTTCCGGGTTAGTCAACTGACTCTTGCCCGACCCACCACGGCCACCTAGTGCCACGAATTCCGGGGCCACGCCCTTGGGCGGGACGTATTTGTCGGCGTCCGCAAAGAACTCGTCCACGATCTTTTGGTGCAGGGCTTGGCGCTCCGGACTCCATTCATAGATCGGGTTTCCAGCCGAATCGGTTCCCTTCTGTGTGGCGTACTTCTTGACGGTCTCTTCCCCGCTGGCCAGGGCGTCCGCAACCTGTTTATCGAAACGGTCAGCAGCATCAAGCTGGTCTTGGGGTAAGTGCGACTTGATTGCCGCCACCACCTCACTCACCGGGCGGTTGTCCCGTGGGAAATTGCCGATGTTTCCCTTGATGCCGCGCAAAGTCTTGCGCCCATGGGCCGTGCCAGTAGGTCCGCTGGACCCACCCGAACCACTCGTGAACTGCCCGTTTTTGGCGTCGTGATTCGGGTTGAATTTGAAGACCTTGGCGTACATGGCTGCTCCTTATTTTGGAGCCTTAATTATAGGCAATGTTCAGCGCCGAATCTACCTCGTTGACTTGGGCCAACAGGACTTTGCCTTCCTTAACCCGATCCCACCGTTCTTGGGTAGGTTCGCTTTTCGTCATCAGCCCATATAAACAGCCGGTGACCGCCGCCACACTGTCTGAATCCCCCGGATGGACCGTTGCCACCGTGAACATGATCATGGGATCGTCAGAGTGGTGCAACAGTGCCCACAGGGCCATGTTCACGCACTCAATTGCGTAGAATCCGGACCCTAGTTCCGTTATCTTTTTCGCCTTGGCAATGAGGGGTTCGTTGGTTCTAAGAACGTCCAGCGCAGCCGACCCGTGGATTTCCAGCATACGGGCGTACTTGAACAGCTTACGTACCGCTTCGTCGCTTTCCTTGGAATCGTGAGTCACCTTGCCTGAGTATCGGGCCAGCTTTTCCGCTTGATCATCTGGAAGGATGCCGCACACGAACGGCAGCAGGCGCATCACGCTGCCACAGCCACGGGCGTCATTGGGTTTGCGAACCCCGTAGAGGTCGATTTCCCCCATGGATCGCATCGTGGCTCCTCCCGGCGCCATATAGCTATACATTTCCTTTGGAACGCCTGGAACCTTACGCCCCACCAATTGGGTGTGATACCAGTTCAAGTATTCCATCTTGATCAGCTTTTGGGCAAGGCTTGGGCTTTCGGCTCCAGTCGCCAAGTAGGTTGCGATGGCCCGCAGACCGAAGTAGGTCATTTGGGTATCGTCACTGATTTTGATCTTGGAGTCCCCCAAGTACTTGCGTACGTAGTCCATGGATTTGGGGTTCTTCTGGAATTCAAATTCGTAGCCCATCGCATCACCCACGGCTTGCCACATCAGGGCGCTACGTAGGGATGTGACGGTTGGCTTGCAATTGATTGCGCGGTGTTTGGTCATAATTCACTCCTTGAGTTATGAACCAATTCTAACGCAGATGTAACGGTTTGTCAAACGTTCGTATATTGCAGGCCGTGGTCTCCGGGGTAGGGCTCCCGGTGGTCATCCGCCCCCATGATGATCAGGGTGGGGATACCGTCAGGAAAAGCTGCACAGGTCAGCGCGGCCCGGTTGAACCGCGTGCACGTGGAACAGGCGTTGGTCATCAGGAGACCAAACTCCTGTTGAGGTTCCGCCTTCAGGGCGAACAGTTTTTTGAACATGATCAATCCAATTTGTCAGGGTGCTGGCCAATGATGTCCACATTGAAGTCGATGTGGCTGCTGTACTCCGATTTTGTGACACTCCGGATAACGTAAGTGGTGCCGCGCTGGAGGATGACTTCGTGTTCCCCGGAGTTGTTGGTGACGTGCTCCACCCCCAACCCCTTGGTTCCCTTGGGGGCACGGATGAAGAACGATCCTTCACCTTGGGACGCCGCCGTGGAGAACGTACCATTGAAATTCTTGTTGATCGTGGTGGAGCCATACGTCGTGTCACGGTAGATTTTGCCCACGAACGTCTTTTCCAATTCCTCTTGGGACATGGAGTGCAGCTTTTCCGTCGTCATGCCCATTTGCGAAGCCAAGAACTTGGTCGGCAAGTTACGGCGCAACATCAGGTCACGGTTGATAGGGTGGCCGGTGGCTTCATCCATTTGCTTCATGAACAGCTTCTCACTGGAATTGAGGGCGTGAGGTTTCTGGCCCAGCATCTTGGCTGTCACCGCCATGCCGATGGCCTTGTTCACCTTGTAACCACTGGAGGTGTAATCCTTCACGGCTGTTTTGGCACCAGACGACATCCTGCTGTATTTTTGGGTTTCATCCTTGAAGAACTGAGTGGCTTCACCGCTATAGGGGTCCAAGAAGGAGAACGAACGGTTGTCAAAGTCCTCCGTCACCTTTTTGGCTTCAGGGATCATGGCCTTGAGTTCCTGGTGGAACTTGGCCAACCCCTTGCCGGTGGCGAAATGGTTGGCGATCAGTTCGTCGGCCTTCTCCGGAGTCATCAGGTTCTTGCCGATGTAGAAGTCCTTGTTCTGCTGCACCGCAGGATCAAGCTTGCCGTCTGCCGGGGCGCGCGGATGGGCCCCTCCCAAGGTCTTCATGAAGTCGGCTTCCGCTTCCTTCTGCTTCTCCTTGAATTGATACTTGGCATTGTCCTTGGCCATTTCCTCGTAGCCGGTCAAGGCATATTCATCCAGCCCCAGGCCCATCGCCTTTTCCTTGGCTTGGGATGCGTTCACCTTGGCCATAGCGAGGGCTTCCGGGCTATGGGTGTACTGCGCCATGTGCATCTGTTCCACGGCCTTCTGGTATTCCAGGCCAGCGTTATACGCCTTGGCTTGATTGATCTGTTTCAAAGTGGAGGCGATGTTGTCGCGCTCCGTAGGCGTCAAGTACATGCCCAGTTTGTGCTTGGTGGAGATGTTCATCCCGGCATGGCTGAACAGTTTAGACACTTGGGCTTCCGCTTGGCCTTCAAATCCCGGTGCCGCCTCTTGGGCGATGCGCACCATTTCCTGATACTTCTTCTTGGCGGCTTCCTCTTCCTGAGACGTGGCGCCATCCAAGATTTCAGCACTTGATTTCCAGTAGTTGGCGTTTGAAACCTTGCTTGCCACTTGGTTCATGTCGTAAATATGGTTGTCCAAGGCATCGGACACTTTGTTGGGGTCGAATACCTTCTTGGGTTCTCCATACTTTCCAAGGTCGGTCGGGGTAGTCCAACCACCGCCCACCGCATCCTTGGAGATTTTCAAGTCTTCCAAGTCCTTGGCGACTTTTTCCTTCTCCCAATCCATCAGGGGCAGGCCCAGCTTGTACTTGGAAGCGTAAGGTGCGTCCAGGCTTTGTGCCCACTCCAGTGCCGCCATGTCCTTCATGTCGTGGGGGTAGACTTCCATGTGGGACGCCACCACGTTATGGAAGGCATTCACAAGTCCCTGTTCCTTGGGGGTCGGGGCCTCGGTGTACTGCTGGGACTTGCTCTGGCTGTCGTGCGTGCCCAACACCGCTGCGTTGGCGGTGGTCAACGCATTCTGGTCGGCCTTGTACTGGTCCTTGGCACGTTGAGCGGGATCAACATGGGTAGTAGTCCGGTCGGCGGCTCCAGCGAAGGGATCACTGTGTTCTTCAGGCTTGGCCTTCGCGTTGGCCGCTTCAGCGTAGTGCTTACCCCACGTCGAAATGAAGTGCGCGCCGCCATGGGTGGCAAACCGTCCCAACTGGTCGTGGTAGGGGTTGTGCTTCAGGACTTGGGCGAAGCTGAATTCAGCCTTTATGATGTTCGGGTTCTTGCGGTCGTACTGGCCGTTGTTGCCAGTAGTCGACTTCAGTTGGGTAGGGTCGAAGACAGCCAAATTCTTAACCCCATCTTCCTTCACGTACAGACCGTCGAATCCAGACTGCTTGATGTAGTGCAACACGGTGCGGTCTTCAATCGCAGTCCAATCACCGGCTTTAATCTTCTTGGTTTGGGCGCTGCTCAACATAGCCTTCGCCGCGATCAGGTTCACATGCTTCTTGTTCTCAAAGTCAAACGGGTTCGATGCCTTCACATAGACAGGCATTACGGACGCCCCCTCAATGATTGCCCCGTTCTCATCCTTCAGGAACTTTGAGGTCCATTCAGGGTCAGGGCTAACAAAATGCACTCCACGCGGGTTATCCTTGAAAGTGTCAAAATCTGCCGTGGTGGCATGGTACATGACCTTCGGGTTGCCATCTTCACCTACTACCTTGCTGTCCCCGAACCACTCTTTAAAAGCAGCACTGCTCGGACCAGACGTAAATTTTCCATCAGGGCCATGGTTAGGGTTGTGCTTGAAGACGGTGGAGAACAACTCCGACTTGGTGATGTCCTTGGATTGATAGCCCTTTTCCTTGGCGTAGGCGTGGGCAGCAGCCATCAGCTTGTTGTGCTGCATGTGGATGCGGTAGATGTGGATTTTCTCGTTGGGACGAGCACCAGTGACCTTGGCAGCGACGGATGCCGCCCAGTGGTGGTGGCCGTCCACCACAAACCCTTCTTGGCTCACAAGGATGGGGTCGTTGTGCTTCTCGCCCGCCAGAATCTTGCCGTAAAGACTCCCCACTTTGCGCCCATCCAGTTCGTTTTGGGTCGGCTTGAGAGTCGTGGGGTCAACGTATTCCGGCGTGACGTTGGCGTGCAAGTTGGCGATGAACTGTTCACGGTCGGCACGAGGGATTTGAGGCATATCAATGCGAGAAACGCCCAAATTCTCGTTTCCACCAAACGGGGTCTTGCCGTCCACCTTCAGGTGCATGATGTTCGGGTGGTCTTCCCCCGCCGCCATGCGTGCCAACACACCACCAAGGGAGGCAGCGGAGCCCGCCGTGAACCGGCCCTTGTCGTCATGATTCGGATTGAACTTGAATACGTTGACGAAGCCTTCCAGCTTGGCTGTGTCCGTGCCCTTGTATTCCACGGGTACGTCCTTGCCCAGCACCACCGCCATGTTGTAAGCCTTCAGGGCGTAGCCATCGTAGCCCGACTTGACGATTTCAGACTCCATGAAGTTGGAGCGCTCGGTCTGGTCGGGGATGTCGCGCATGCGCGGAATGATCTTGGCCGGGTCTTTCTTGAAGTCGTACAAGTTGGTCAGCTTGACAGCGTAGACGTGCTGGCCCAAACCCTGCTCCTTGCGGGGCAGCTTGCCGGACCCATCATTCAGGTAGAAATAGACCCGATTCTTGATGTTGCTGTCGTTGCTCTTGGCAAGACGTGCAGCTTCAGCACCCTTGATACCGGTGCCGTAGTGGGATGCACTCAATTGCGTGAGTCCGCCTTCACGTCCGTAGTGGATGAGGTCGGCGGATTCGGCGTCTGGTTGTTGGGGGCGGAGGGAAATTCCTTTTCCTTCTCCACTGCCGGATCGAACGGAAGATTCTGAAGGTCCGGAGTTGCCTGAGGTGAATTGTCCATTGCTCGTGTCATGGTTGGGGTTGAACTTGAGAACCTTGGAAGCTTGCGCAATCAATTGCGCGGCTGCTCTTTGCTCAGCATTTCCTGCGCCTCCTTCAGTTCCGCTTCGGTCGGCTCCCGGCCCGTCAACTGCTTGAACAGCTTTACGAGCGAAGACACTTCCGAATCCGGTTTGACCAAATGCAATTGCGGCTTGTCCATCTTGAATCCCTTTCAGCACACCGGACTTAGCATCCGGGTTGACGGTGACAGACTTGAAGTTCTTCAAGTCGAAATAAGCGATCTGGTCTTTCTCCAGCGCCAGCTTGGTGGCCTCCTCTTCGGAATGCTTCACCACCGACACGTCCAGAAACACCATCCCGGATGCCGGGTCGTGCCATGCACCAATGAAGTGGTCCGGTTGCTTGAACACGTCCCGATTCTTCAGGTAATAGTTCACCACGTCCTTGAACTGAAGGTCTTTGGCAGGCTTGGCAAACGACTTCTCCGGGTAGGGAGACAGCGCATATCCCTCGGACGGTTCCTCTTCGGTGGTCGGTTGATAGGTGAATCCACCATCCGGCTGGCCGATCCGGTTGAACATTTCGTGCAAGTGATTGCGCGAACCACCGGAGATTCCAGTTCCTTGGGAGGCGAAGCGCCCCTTTTCATCGTGGTTGGGGTTGAACTTGCGCGCAAGAATAGATGCAAACATGGGCTATCTCCCTCATAAGTACCGGGGAGTATAGCCCATTGGAAACTACAAAGGAATCAGGTGGTGATCTTGTCCAATTCCACCCCCAGCAAGATGGCAGGGGTGCGGCGTTTGGGGGCTTCCCGCTTCTTGGTAGGGTATAGCACTGAAGGGTCACCCTTCTTGTAGGTACTGTACACCCCGATCTGTTCCCCCGGCTCCATCACACGAATGATTTCAGAGTACAGTTCAGCGGTCTCGCCATCGAACACGTGGGCCACCCTCACATTGAAGTTGCCGTACTTGTTGTCTTGCAAGGCACCAAAGGCATTCTTGGAGGCCCGGTTGGGATTGGTACTCCGGGTCACGACTTGGACATTCCAGTTGTCATCGAAATATGCGGTTTTCACGTTGTACTTCATAGCGACTCCTTCGTCAATAAAACTCTACGGTAACCCCAGCCGACTTAGCTTTCGTCAGGATTAATTTTTGATCCCATCCAGCAGGGAAGGGTATGTTGTTGGAAAAATCCACGGCATCCTTGGCTTCCTTCAAGCCCATCCCAGTGATTTCACGAATAAACTTGATGGCCTTTATCTTGTCAGAGTTGGCGTGCAGAGGCACTTGGAAATATTCCTTGGGCGGGATCGGTAGTTCCTCCGGACCACCAATCTGTATCTCAGCAAACAGATTGGATGGGTTTCCAACATCCATGGTCTGGATGTGGATTTGACTGATGATGCTCATGTATTTCTGAGGGTCGGGGATGTCCTTCATTGCTGGCAACAGGTTCAGCAGGTAATAGACATCCTCATCCTGAAGGTGGATGACCTTGCTCATGAGAAAATCACGCCGTTTTCCACCCGCAGGCCCACCATACGGGCAAGGTCAGCCACAAGCATGTCCTTCGGGGCATCATGGCCACGCGCCATCAGATTGTCGGCAATGAAGGCATTACGGTTGAAATGGCAACCGAAATTCAGGTCGTTGGCTTCTTGGACCACTTCCGTCAGGTCGGTGCGAAGGTTGGCAAGATTGATGCGGGGCTTACGGATTTTGAGGGTTGTACGGGTCATCGCTCACTCCTTGAGTTAAAGAATTCGGGGACCGGAAGTGAGGAATCGAACCTCACGCATCAACCGTGGTCGCCACGGCAGCTTTCCCACTTAGCTATTCCGGCATTGGAGCGGGTAGCGGGAATCGAGCCCGCGTCTTGAGCTTGGAAGGCTCCAACTCTACCATTGAGCTACACCCGCGTTCACCACAAGAGCTATGGTAGCCTCTTGCGGTGGGTTTGTCAAACTTTTTTACGCATTTGATTGCGTGGTCAGTTTGAACACAACAACTTCCTTCACCGGATCGAAGAACCACTCCACGTTGGTCACGGTCACCCCATTCGGAGGAACGAACGCTTTTGCATACTCCTCCATCACGTCGCTCAGGGCCACATCGTGATAGGCCGATCCGGTCACCACCACCGGCTCAGGAACGGGCTCAGGGGTGGGTGTGGGCTCAGGTGCAGGGGTGGGCACAGGATCAGGCACGGGTGCCGGTGTCGATTCTGGCACAGGGTCAGGAACCGGGGCCGGGGTTGGCGTCGGATCAGGCGTAGGAGTCGGCGCCGGATCAGGTGCCGGTGCAGGCGTCGGGGTGGGGTCAGGCGTTGGAGCCGGGGCCGGGTCGGGGGTTGGCGTTGGGACTGGCACAGGATCAGGGACGAACTTCTGCACGATCTTCACCACTAGGTAGGCCGGGTCTGTGCCGAAGAAGGTATTGCTGGCCGTGAAAGTTCCAGAAACGATTTTCAGGACCCAGGACGTGTTGGCCCCGTACCTCACCAGGGTGTTGTCATCCACAGTCATGGAGTGGCCTTCAGAGCCGATGGTCACCCACGTGCCAGGAACGGTCGGTGCGGGTACAGGGGTGGGGGTTGGTGTGGTAGTGGTCACAGTAGGAAGGTCCGTAGGGGTGGCGGGTGGGTAGGTGGTCTCCGGGCCGAAATCGCCAAGAGAGGTGGGGGCCAGCAGCGGTGCGTGCGACGGGAAATAATACGCCCACTGGTATGCCTTGCCAGCGGCGCGGGCCGCGTCGTGCTGGTCGTAGTACGCTTGCATCTTGGCGATGGCGGCGTCGATGCGGGGGTTCTGGTTCTCAGGGAAGTAGTCCTTCCGCATCTTGAGGTATTGCATGTACAGGTGCGGGGCTCCCTGTTGCTCATCGCAGCGCCCGTTATACATTTGGGTGAAGTTCACCCACTGTTGCAGTCCATCATAGCTGGACGTGCTGGCACCCACCGGCATCACCGGCCAAGTGGTATCGATCCACTGCTTCTGTGCAGCCCAGCTTGCCGGGATATCGGAGCCGGTAAAGGTGGTCTTCCCCGATCCGAGACGCGGGTAGTACGAATCCCGCATGTCTGTGTCCATGACGTAATCCACCACCAGCTTGTCAAGGCAGATGAGTTGATAGTCAAGGACGAACTGGCAGATTTGGCTGCGCTTGCGCAAGGCCGACCACAGCCCAAACTGACGCATCATTTGAATCACTTGCACAATATATAGCTGGAGCGACCCGCCGCGAACTTGAAGGGTGTTGTTGCCATTGGTATTGGTAACCACACCCAAGTTGCGCAGTGCCACGGACTGGATGTCCTGTGCGTTGTCCACGAACGCTGGCCGGTAGAGATTGGTGAAGATGTTCTCCAACTCGGCTTGGAACCGTGCTTCGATCTCCTCTTGGGTGTAACCAAGGGGGTTGGTGGTGGCAACCTTCCACTGGAGGGTGAGGATGCGCCACCGCCATGCTTGGTCCCGCATGCCATAGGTTCCGGTTGCGGCGCTCGGCCTGGAGTCGCCCAGCGAGCACATCCAATGCATGTTGAAGCCGTGGGTGGCGGCAATGGCGTGCAACGGGCTGCTCAGCATGATCGCCATCCATGCATGATCGTCGTAGCTGTGCAGGGAGTCCCGTTGGTGACCCCCGTAGTACATATAGCCTTCCGGGTCGTTGTTGTAATCCCACCGGCCTTGTCCATTCGGGATGCCGACAATATCGATGGTCCTGTCCGGTCCCCGTGGTTCACCCATGGAACCGTATGGACCACCTCCGTAGTAGGCGCCTTTCAGGGTCCAGGCTCCCGCCAAGGATTCCGCCTTGGGGATGGTGGCGAACGTCTTGGCGTCACGGATGAAGTGGATTGAGTGGTTGAAGCACGCCAACTCCCAGTTGTCCATCAGCACGCGGATGGGGACATTGCCCTCCGGACGCATATAGTTCTGGTCGGTGGCAAAGATCGCCAGAGGGGTGGACATGGCGGCACGATCAAACCGCTGCCCACCCTTACCCGTGATCCAGTCGTGGCCACTGATGGAGCCCGGTTGGAACATGAACCCACAGTTGCGGTAATACGGGTAATGGTCACGGTTGGAGAACGCTTGGGGGTCTCGTGGACGCGACTCGTACAGGCTCAAGTACGGCGAGTCCTGCGAGATATCGGCCTTGAGGGGGTAAGGGGGCATTACAAACCAATGGTTCTGCGCGTCGAGTTGGCCCCCGTTGACATTCTTGGCCAGGGGGTTATACGGGTTGCTGCTCGGCCCCGCCTTGGAGAACCCCTTGAGGTAGACGGAGGGTTCCACGCCGGGCAGGTATTTCCCCGCATAGCTGGACAGGCGGGTCTGTGTGTTGCGCCACGGGAGCAACATGCCGCAGTTCCAGCGGGGCATGGACGGCTCGTCGTTAGTCTGCGTTTCCGCCAGCAGGGGGGAGTTGATGGGCAGGGTGGGCTTGTCGTTGAAGGCTTTCCACTCGTGAGTGAACACGGGGGTGCGATCCGGGGCGCCGTTCTTGTAGCCTTCCACCGTGTAGAAATTGATCTTGAAGGGTGGCAGGTTGGTACGGTCGGCCACGTCGGCATTGTCGCAGGGGCCAAACTTGTAGGGCCACGTCGTGCTGTCGAGGACAGGGCGATCCGCCTTGATGAACGTGTCCATGGCCGGGTAGCTTTTCCAGCGACCGTATGGGACGAACGCGATCCCGATTTCCTCAAGCTGCACCGTTCCGGAAAGCGTGTTCTTGCTGGGGGCTATCAGCAACAGCCCGCCCATTTCAAACCGCTTGGCCGGGTCAGGGTTGGTCCACTTGATGGTGCTGTCAAGCTGGTAGATGGCGAAGTCGCCTTTGTCTTCCCGCATTTCCGCGTCTTGATACACCCAGTCATCTTGACGAGTCGCAGGGCTGAAGCTAGAAACACCGACCACAAGGGGATTGTCGTGGTCGATCCAGTCCACCAGTTCAACAATGGTGGGTGTGCTTGACTGGATCAAGTTTTCCAACGGGTTATACGACATAACGCTCTCCAAAAACACTGCAATCAATTGCGCAACTCAACTGCCGATGCGCCCAACGATGTCATCTGGATGCTCGCCTATGAGCAACACCCGCCCGGTGGGATGCCATGCATTCGGCTCCGCACGTTTCCCTTTCTGCACCGTCCCCCGTGCACTGAAGTGGCCGAAGCCACCCGTGGTCAGGATTCGGGCAGTGTCCCCACGGCGGGTCTTGTAGGTCCCGGCAGTGGTGATGAGGACAGGCAGATCGAAGAGGCTCATGGGCGGTTCCTTTCAGTAAGTGGCAAGAAGTTCTTCAACGGCTTCGATGATCGGCTGAATGGCCTTTCCCGTTGGCAGGGTTTCCTTTTGTTCCATCAAATACCCGTGGAGGGTGGCATAGAAGTGCTTCGCCTGCGGGTGGGTCTCCGCAACAAGCAGTTTCTTGGCAAGGCTGAGGGCATCCACCAGATTGATGATCAGGGCGCTTGCCTGCCAGCAGTGGTCTTCATCCCGCAAGTACCAGAGGGCTTTCTGAAGGTCTTGCTTGGCCGTTCCCTTGTCATCCCGGCGCATCACGTACTTCAGGGCGTTGCCCATGTTGAAGGGCAGCAGTCGGCACAGGCTGATGGCTTCAACACCAGAGGCGTGCGAGTTGTAGTGCTTGGGGTGGTTGACCATTTCCGGCTTGACCGGGTCCTCGTCACACTTCGGGTATCCGCAATGGACGTTGTGCAGTGGGCATCCGCCCGGCAGTGCTTTGTTTGGGCAAGTCATACCCGGCCTCCGATTTCAAGAATTTTTCTGTATTGGATGTACCCCTTGAGATTGCCATGGAGATGCGGGTTCTCCCAGCCTTGGCCGTCGATCCAACGATCAGGCTTGCAAGGGTGTTCGGACGGGCTGGCGTGCATCGGCCTGGACATCACCAGCTTGTCGTGCAACTGGCAATCCTGCGTCACGGACGGGTCTTCCTTGGCGTGGGTCAGGTAGCTCACACGGGCATTGCGGGCCGTGGAGACCTTCACAAGCGTGGTCGGTAGGAACAGCTTACGCTCCTTGGCTCGGACGAAGGGGAGGTGCCATTGGCCGGGCCTGAGGCGTTGGGGCGTGCTGGCTCTGACGGCTTTTTCGATGGCCTGTGCCAGTTCACGGATTTCCGGTTGGGCATCCGGGTGGTTGCGCAGTTCCATGAAGTTGGACCACTCGGTGGATGTGATCAGGACCGTGATGTACTGCCAGGGTTCCAAGATACGGTTGGCGACTTGCTTGTGCAGGCCAACTTTCATCATGCCCCAGGCCAGCACACAGGCAACCCGGCCCGCCAGCTTCCACAAGGTTTTGGCCATGGCCAGCTTGAAGCCGGTCAGTTGCTTGTTGGCTTGCATGCCAGCTTGGTTTGCACCCCAATGGATCGGCCCAGCCGGTTCATTCCATACTTGCTTGAGCATTGTCTTGACGGGGATGGCGCGGCTGGAGGATGCGTTGCGCGAGAACACGCGGTGGGTCATCAGTTCGGCGTGGATTGCGCGCCAGTAGCGGCAGGCAACGGTCACGACGGGTGGTGCATATGGTTCGGGGGATACACTGTGCTCGATAACTTCGACAGTACAGGCCATTTCCACTCCTTAGGAAGAAAGTCACACGGATTACGAACAAGAAGTGTGACAGTCTACCCGGAAATTTTCAAGTGGAAACAGGCTCCTCATCAGCGAATTCGGCTGCAAACAACAGTGCCAGCGTCACTTCGTCGGAATTGTTGAAGTAGAAGCAGGGGCGGTTATCCGGGGTGTATAAATCGGCGTATAAGTGCTCGGCTTTTCTGCCCAACGCTTGTTGGGTGAGCCACACGGCGGCAGCGTGAATGTAGTCGCTACCGCACCTCTTGAAATTGGGTTTCTCACTGACGAGTTTCGCGGCTTTGATCAGTACGTTCCTCACTGAAGCGCGGTGCGGCATGTGGGTCCCCTTTCTTGATGCGCTGTCGAATCGTGCGGGAATGATGAAGAGTGGAAATACCCACCCAAAGGTACAGGAGGATGGGCACGAACGCAAGGATGAGTAGGGGTTTCATCAGAAGGCCACCAGCCAGAAAAGGTTGGCCACCAAGCCAACGTGGGGATTTTGGGGAAAGAAGTGGACGTACAACAACATCACGCCCACCACCAGTTTCAGTAAAATGACCCGCTTGTGCATGCGGGTCAAGCGTTGGAATTTACTCACCACCCGCAGCATAGTGTTTCCTCCCTTCCTCTTCATCACCGAAGAACCACCCCAGCACCATCACCACCAGCAGTACAGCGGCAGCGTAACGATAGTGGCCGTGAGCCTCAACAGCAACCATCCCGAGGTAAGTGGCGTGACCCACTTCATGAGCCTTGTGCACGCCTACCTTGCACACCGAGTACATACGACCGTGCAGGCCGCTCGTCGTTACGATCATCGTCATGTGAACTCCTTTCACTTATTGGCGTTGATTTACTGTGGCTTCCGAGCAACAGCGCGGTAGCCTCCTACGTTGTAAGCCAGTCCATAGTTGGGGACCGGATGAGGTGCCACCGCCTTCACGGCAGGCTCCTCATCGATCACAAAACCGATACGACGGGAAGAGTTGGAATGGGCTTTGATCGGTTCATCCACGACAAAGCCAATACTGCGGGAAGAATAGAAGTCGGACATTTTGCTCACTCCTTGAGACTTTTGATTTATCGGAACCACATGATTAGTATAGCACTATTCTCCGGTTTGTCAAAGACTTTTTTCCAGTGCTTCAGGGTTCTTAAAGGCAACCCCAGCGTTCAGCAGGGCATTGGCTTTCAGTGCAGCCACCTCCGCTTCCAACTCCTTGATGCGCTTCTCAGCGGCAAGCTGCGCTTCAATGGGCTGGTCGGAAGCACGGCGCCGGGGTGACGACTCCCCCAGCAGTTCATGTTTCAGGGCTTGGGCGAATTTCCAGATTTCAAAACCTATAAGGCCCACCGCCAACTTTTGGTTTTGTGGCTTCGTGGCGTTGTATGTGTCGAACTTGCGGGCAAATTCCAACACGTTGTTGTACGAGAAATCGAATGTGTCTCCAGAATCATTAGCGCTCATGACAGACCCCTCCAATAGTGACAGGCAACTTTCCAAGAGTATATTTTCCACCTTTTCTGGTCAAGATGCCTGTTGTTTGTTGATTCATTTAAGATTTACCAAGTGTTTCACCTCAGAAATTTCTGTGCAATTGATTGCGCAGCTTATAGACGGCTACCACGCTCAAACCACACCGGCAAGTTCTCCAGCAGCATCCGGGCATACGGTTCTTCAGGCAATTTGAGTTCCTTCAACAAGGCTCGGAACTCCAGTACGGATCGTTCTTCCGTGAATGCCTTGACTTTGGCAGTGGTATCCACGGTCACCACCGCGTCCTTGTCCTTATAGGTTTCCTTGACCCAATTGATATATCTCAACACGAACTCCAGGTGGGCTTGCTGTTCCTTCCAATCCAGCGGGGTTTGCAGGAAACGGAATTCAAACGTGTATTCCTTCACGTCGTCATCATTGTAGCCATGGTGCTTGAGCCGGACCATCCGACGCTTGTCGTTGGGTAACCACTCCGGGCTGACGCCTTCATTTTTGCCATAGAACAGCAGGGCGGACTTGCCTGTGCTTTCCAACCGACCGAAAGCCCTCAACATTTCCATGTTGACTTCCGGGGCCAGCTTTTTCATCTTGGAATCGATGTCTTGCAAGTCCTTTGCGTAGCTATGCGTGGTCTGATCATCCGGGTCGTTGAAAATCCAGTTAAGATAGGGACGGTTTTGGATGTCTCTCATGGTGTTCACCATGTCCTTCGTGGACATCCCACCCACGTGGATGTGTCCTCCACCAGAAATCGTATCCTCAACGTGAGATTTCAGGCCGAAGCGACTAAAGGCGTCCGTCACCGTATCGTAGAACTTCTTGGCCTCACCCCAGGTCTTGAGGGGTTCACTGGAGACTTCCACAGCCTTGACATCACGGTCCACGTCGTTGGTTTTCTGCTTTTTGTAGCGCAGCAGGTCACGTACCAACCGTGCCAGATAGGATGCTGCTGAATCACCAAAGCTGGAGCGTTCCCCTGCCGTCAGGTCGGGCATGGCCGTCAGTTCAATGCCGATGGTGTAGCCCAGCGGTGTTTTGTCGGAGTGGGTAACCTCACGCAGTGGTTCTACTCCTACAGGCAGAAGGGGCCCAACGAAGTCTTCCGGCGCAATTGATTGCACGGGCTTCTTACGGGTACGGCGGGAAGGGCTTACCGGGGTGGGTTCAGCAGCAACTTGAGCGGCGGACGAATCGGCTTCGTTAAACAGAACTTCCGCACCCCCATCGTTCGTCAAAATCCGTGCGGCACGGCGAAGAACGTTGGCGTTAAAAGGATTTGCAAGATTTGGCATCGTTCACTCCTTGAATTCGATGTTGGTGCGGGGTTATTTAAAGCGGCCCCGCTCACCGCTTTCAGCCTTGGGCGCTTAGCGCGGTTGGCTGGCTTTCGGTGCTGTGGTTTTGGTTGCCACCGGCTTTGCTGCGGTCTTTTTGGTTGCGACCGGCTTGGCGGCGAGGGTTTTTGCGGTTTTCGTAGTTGCCATTTTACACTCCTTGGTTTGGTTTGAAATGGGGAATTTAATTGCTGGGAATCCCCGTCACCCTACTCACATTCCGGTCAATGCGGGGGGCTAGTCCCCGGTGTAAGCATAGCCCTTGCCTATTTCGTCTTATCTCACTTAACTCATCCCCAGTTGTGGGGGCTAACGTTATTTACGCATAGCAGCCTCCCTTTGTCAGTTGAACGCACACCAGTATCCGGTGGCCGCGAGAACACCCGTTATGCACGCCACACGTGCCGTCAGCATCAGCAAAGACCCGGCCATGGCAATCTCTTTGGCAATCGACAGATATTTCTTCATTCCGGCCTCCTTTTTATCAATTTCTACTCACCACAAGAGCTATTCTAGGCTCCCTTTTTTGGTTTGTCAAATAGAATTTGAACATTTTGTGTGTCTCAGACGCGCAACACTCTTATGCGGCAATTCCGGTCTCATGCGTGTGGTCCGCACCGGCAAGTTTCTGGTTCTTGTCCTCCAGCTTCGTGGATTGGATCGACGATGGAATCTTGACCAGAGGAATCTTATACATGCCCCACACTTCACGGCGCTGGGTCAAGCCATACACTACCCCTGCCACGGCATCTGAACAGTCTTTCGACAGATTGGGCGGGTGGTCGATCTTGCCGGACTTCGTGTCCCGCTCCAACGCCACCATTTCAAGGCGGCACTTGGCGTGCTCAGGCATCATCAGGCGGGCCGCGTACACGGCTGACTTGGTGTAGTCGTATGGCTTGTTGTTGATGTCCATGGATTGCTCGCCCACGATGAAGCCTTGCTGGCGCAAAATCTGCTGGCTGTCCTTGGACTGGAAAGAGTCAAATGTCACCCACCGGACGTTGAGACCATGCTTGCGCAGGGCGATGATCAGTTCCCGCACCTTCCAGAATTGGATTTCCGCGTTCTTGGGTGGGGCGATCTCCAGCACGCCATCAATCCGGATGATCGGCATCACCGCGCCGTCAGGGTCGGAGGTTTCCGGTTGAAATCCCACCACCGTGCCAATCGCCAGCCCGGCGCTGTCGCCCGTCAGTGCCAAGTCAACGTGCACGAAGCGGGGCAACTCCGGGCGGTAAAATTCCCCCTTGCGCAGCCCGATCTTGTTGGACACGAAGTCCGTCCGCTCACAGTTGAAGATGGAGTTGTGGCGCTTGAAGGCCCGGTCCAGGTGATGCACCTCAACGAAGTAGGGGTGACGGGCAAGGGTGGAGATACCGGCAATCTCGCGCAGGGCGTTGATGATGTCCTTCTCAAAGTCTTCGTAGAAGTCCATGGGGACGGCCACCACCAAGTGGCGGTCAGCGTCATCCACGGTCTCGTCTGCCTTCAGGATGCGGGGCTTTCTCGCAAGGTCACCCGCGAAGACGTTGAAGAATCCCTTCTCCGCGAACTGTTCCGGCTTCACGTCCCACACGCGGCGGTCGTAGATGTAGATCGTGGACTTGCCCGTTCGGGCGATCTCGCGCTTCTGTTCGTCTTCTTTCGTGTCCGTGAACTGGCCGGGGTACTTCTTGGACGAGACCAGACACAGGATGCCCGGCATCTTGCCGCCCGACATGAAGCGGGATTTCCGGCGCCGGGCGATGGAGTTGTACAGGGCCACCGCTTGGTCATACGTGCCAGCGTCCACCGATTGCTTGGACTTGCTGGTGACGGCCATGTAGTTCAACTCGTCGATGATGCCGCCGATGACGTTCTGGCCGATGGCGGCAGTCTCCTTCCCTGAAACCGGATGAACTTCGATGCGGTTGGGAAAGACGAGCTTGGACTCCATGTTCTTGTCGAACATGAATTTGGATCGGAAGTACGGACTGCCTTCCACCATGTCGCGGAAGCGGTTGTAGTCCACCCCCTTGGCCAGCGCTGCATTCAGGGATTGGAAGATGAACAGAATCTCCGACGACGAGTCCAGTCCAAACAGCTTGTGGGGGCTCTTGAGACAGGACAGCAGGTACAACTGATACGCGGTGGTGTACAGGGCTGAAGTCGTCTTGCCAGAGCCAATGCCCCCGGTAAACACGACTTCGATGTACTCGCCGTTGTTGATTTCCTCCAACTCGTCCATGATGCGGGGGTAGACGGAGTTGGGCTTGTTGAGGAATTTCTCTGACTCAATGAACTCACGGATGCCAACGGGCTTCCACTTGTAGATGTCCCGGTCTTTCAGTGCACTTGATTGCGTGCCTTCCAGCTTGGCGGCAATGTCCTTGAGGATGTCGTGATAGAACGTCACCCGCTCGTCTTCGCTGGGGATGGATTGACCCAAGTCCCACAGTTGATCCGCCACGGCCCAGTCGAGGTTGCTCCGAAGAAAACCCCGGACTTCAGCCTCAAACTTGGCTTCAATTGACGACATTGTTTCCCCCTGCCTGTTTCGACTTGATGTTGTCGATCAGCTTCAGGGCATCTTCCATCACGTTCTTCTTCGTGGATGCCGCTTCTTTCTGCTGTTTGTCTTGCGGGCTTTCGGTGGGGACCGCCGCCATGCCCAACGCCTTGCGCTCCTCTTGCATGCCAAGTTGCAGCAGGGAGATTGCGTCGGAGGTCTTCATCTTCTTGGGGTCGATATGCTGGAGGTGTTCCAGGGCTTTCGCTTGGGCGACACGGGCCACGTGGGCTTGACGGAGGCGGATGTCCATTTCCGACAGGACTTGCATTTCCATGATGCGATTCATCAGGGCTTCCGTCTTCTTGACCCGCATTTCCTCCAATTCCTTGTTCCAGCCTTCCGACCAAGAAATCTGGCGCAGGCTTCCGTAGTTCAAGCCCATGTCTTCCGACAGTTTCTTGAGCGTGTACGGTTCCATGCACCCTTCTTTCAGGTTTTCATGGAAATACTTCAGCTTCGCCTGCACCCAATACGGCGAGCCGGTGGAAGTCTTTACCTGTTGGGAATCGTCTACCAGTTCTTGAACGATTTCCTCAGCGGGCTCCGCCGCTGGAATGTTTATGTTAAGTGCCATGATTGATCCAATTGCATTGTCGAATGACTTGCGGCGATCCTACCCCAAAAACACGGGTCCGTGTTAGTTCACGTTATAAATGGTCCACTCAGGGAAGAACTACGACCAGCCCCGACATGGCGGACGAGGCAATGCAGAAATCGACAAAAGCATGGGTACACTCCTTGAATTTGACGGCTGCGCAATCAATTGCACGGCCAGCGAAGGAGTTCATTGTACCTAAAATATTGCTGGAAGGAAGGTTCTGAAAAGAAAAAAGCCACCCGAAGGTGGCCTAGGTGTTGTTAGTCTGGATTATCGAACGTATCCGCGATAGGTAAGGCTGATTCGTCCACCCATGCAATGCCCACCCTTGGGGATGCGGTGCTGATGGGTATCTTGGAAGCCAGGGGGCATGATGCAGGCGCTCCCATGGGGGAGGATAACCTTAGTCACTGCCTCAGGCTCGGACTTGCCGGTGCCCTTGCACGCCCAACAGGGGGGTTGGTATTCACTGTCGTAGATACCAGTGCCATTGCAGGCCACGCATTTTTCCTCACCGGGAATCTTGCGGAACCAGATTTCACGTTCTTGCCCCAGCGTCAGAATGACAATCGGCTTCTCGTCATCCATTTCGGGGGAGTTATCCGAGTGCCACTGGAGCGAGTCCGAGTGGTCAAGGTAACGGTTCAGGAAGCACGTATCGTACTGAGTGTGAGCGACTTGCTCAGCAATTCTATGCAGGAGTTTCAGAGACACCGCGTCATGGGGTTGACTCTCGTAGGTCCTTGCGTACTCTGGTTTCCCATAGCTGTACGGCAGGCCATCAAGATTGTAGTAATACTCACAGCGGGGCACCTTTTCATGGCGAATCCACGCGAGTTCCATCAGGTCTTTCATGAACAAGTCAGGATCGTGCACAGCTTTGGACAGGATCAGGACACCATTTTCTAACTGTTTCGGCATGGAATAAACTCCTTACGCAATCAATTGCGCAATCAGTGGTAGGTCGGGGTGCAATCACGTTTCCTTGCCACCACACTTGGACGCCTGTCACTTACACAGACGTTATGTTCATACAATTCGGGTGGGTACTCATCCAATAAGGATTGGATTGCTTCAGGAGTCCTCAGCCATTCCATCATGTCATCTATCGACTCAAACCTTCTGGCCACCACTTCAGACTGAATGTTTCGCATTGATTATCCCTTTGGTTGTAGTTGTCGGATAACCCGTGCGGGTTCAGTGGTAGTCGGGGGTTAAGGTCAGCAATTCCTGCTCAGTCAGTTTGAGTTTTTTGATTGCGTCTCCCACTATGGAACACAGTGTCTTAAACATGATTCACTCCTTGGTCATGCGGTCAGCAGTAAGGCGAGGAACCACAAGGAGCCGAAGACCGCCATCAGCCCCATCGCCTGGAATATCGAAAACAGGATGAATTTCGGCAGGCTCATTCCGGTTCCTGCCTCCACCCACTCCAAAAATTTATTCATGACCTTCCTCAAACAGTGGCTTTGGACATCGCAGCAGCCACCTCAGCGTTGGCGAATTCCTTGGTGATGTCGATGCCTTTGGCTTTCATTTCCACCACGTGACGGCGACGGCTCACCGACAGGGGAACGGGTTCGCTGTCCGCAGCGTTTTCCACCAGCATCATGCCCTCAGGGACGATGAAATCGAAGCCAACAGTGCCCACATACAGTTCCGGACGGTCCACGTCAGCTTGGGCTTTTTCAGCGCTCAAGTAGAAGTCACCGGGGTGGAGGTCAACGGTTCCAGGCTTGCCAAGACGGTGGAACCATCCGGCTTTGTACAAGTTCATGTACAGGCGGACATGTTGACCAGCTTCGTATGCGATATTTTCCATGGCCTCACTCCTTGAGATAGATTGGAAATCAACAAAAACCACCAAAATCGCTTCAAAATCATCACTACAGAACCAGTGTATCACACTTCAGTAGTTTGTCAAAGGGATTTTGAACTATGTTGCATCTTTAAGGCTAGTTCTCATAGTAACTGCAAAAACATCCGTTGAACAGCTTTCAGTTTGGCAAATCCAATCGTACAAATCTGTTCCGAAAGGAAGGCGCCGTTCGGTTTTTTATCACTCGGTCGGGACATCAGGAGTATCGGGTTCATTTTTCAGTCCTTTCGCATGAAGATTCATCAGCAGTAGTACAACTTGGGATTCCGGTGCCACCACTTTTTCGTATGCACCGTGTGGCGATTCCGCAATTTTCTTGTCGAGGTACTTGGTGGCGGCTGACTCTTCACCAAAGACCGCAGCCGACATGGCACGGTGGTAGCCTAGGGTGTCTTTCGGGTAGTCCATGATTTTCTCCTTGAGTTAAACCACACTCCACAGCGCCCCCGGAGAGGCGCTACAGGGTGGGGTTTAGAAGAACAGGGCATCCAGCCGGTACTTACCGCCGCCCGCCAGCACAACATAGAACAGGCTCACGAGGTACAGGACTTCGGGCAGGTACAGGTAGTCGTCGATCCGGTCTGCCGTGTCAATCGGGTGGTAGCTGTCCACCTTACTCTTGGCTTCCGAGGCACACGCCACCAGACAGATGATCGACAGGACCACGGCGGCGAACGGGGCAAACAGTCCAAAGGCCACCATCAAACCGCCCAGGAACTCCCAGCCCGGCACCCACCATTCATTGAATTTCGGGAACGGGATTTTGTCGTTGACCATCGTTTGGGCCAAGTGGGCGTGGCGCGTAGCGTTGAACAGCTTGTGGTAGCCACTGATTGCAAAGAAACCACCGATGGCCACCCGCACACCAGCAGCGCCCAGGTCACCCGCATTGAGACCGTTGACGGCGATACCGCCAGCGAAATTGATCAGGTCTTGAAAGTTTTCCATATCTCACTCCTTGAGAAAAAACTTCAATCACAAAAACAAACCCCACGTAGCTATAATAGCACAACCGTGGGGTTTGTCAAAGTGATTTTTTACAGCGAAACCAAATCGCAACCGCCAGCCGAACAGGCCAATTCCTGCGATCCCTTGGTGCCGTCTTCCTCTTCCACCATCATGCCCCAGTTCAGGGACTTGACCGATTCGGCGTACATCTTTTCATACGCTTCTTGGTCGATGGTTTCGTACGGTGCTTGCTTGTAGGTGCCGCCGTCGTACGGCAGGAAGGACACACCGGAGATTTCATCGAAGTGTTCCCACACCCAGGCGCCCACGGTCGGCCATTCCTTCTCCTTGACGTAGACCGTGATCGACGGCTTGTGCTCGCACCAATAACGCTGGTAGGCCAGCCACAGTTCAAGGTGCTCGATAGGGCCGATATCGTTGCGGGTGCGGCATCCATCCGGGGCCTTCTGCGGGAAGCTGAAGATCACGGTGGTTTCCGGCTTCATGGCGCAGGCTTCGTACGGCACGCCTTGGTCGATCATGAATTGCGTAATCGGGTCCTTCTTGTCTTGGCGGATGCGGCGGATGTAGTAGTGGTCGTGGCGCGGGTGGATGCCGGATGCACTGTCCACCAGTTGCGACACGGTTCCGGACGGCTTCACGCAAGTGATTGCAGTAGAGTGCGGCACGCCAATGGCATCGGCAAACAGAGCATTGGTCTCCACCGCCACCAGCCGCAGGTATTCCAGCGTGTTCTTCAGTTCGTTGCCCACCGTGGACATCATCGTGTTGTCGAGGATGCCCGTCATGGACACGCCCAACAGGCGTTCTTCTTCCGTGTTCTTCTGCCACACTTTGCGCAGGTAGGGGAAGTTGGTCAGGCTGGATTGGAAGGTGCCGAGAATCGTGGCAAGGCGGACTTTCTGCGAAAGGGTTTGCACCGTATCATCGGCGCGGACCACCACTTCGGTCAGGTTGCAGAACTGGTAGGGGCGCAGGATGATTTCGCTGCACGGGTTGGTGCCGAACTCGTGGTTGGGGTCACGACGGCCATTTTCTGCCGCCTTCTTCACCGACGCTTCCCGGTTGAAGATACCGCGCTCACCCGACTTGGAGTTGTACAGGGACAGCCACTCACGCATGAAGGCGCCCACTTCCGGCTTCTCGGTATAGCACACGGAGTTGTTGGCCAGGGCCCGTTGGCTTTCGGTTGCCCACCACTGGCCGGACTTGGCTTCCCTCATGCGGTCGTCGGACAGGTTGGACAGGGATATCATGGCGCTGCGGCGGACGCCTCCAACCACCACCACGTCACCGATCTTGCACATGATGTCATGGCATTCAATGCTGTTCAGCTTGCGTCCCACCGCTTGTTGGAACTTGCCGACCACGAAGTTGAAGAGTTCGATCAGGGGTTCCGGACCACTGGCACGGCCCCCGAACGTCTTGAGGCGGGCGCCAGCCTTGCGGACGACGGAGGTGTCCCATTTCGGGACTTCGCCACTGTACAGCAGGGCCACCAGTTGGCGCAGGCCACGTGCCCAACCTTCCTTGCTGTCCGCCACGTGGATGACGGTGTTGCTGGGGGCCAGGGTGTCGGGGACTTCGGGCAGTTTGTTGATGTGCTGGCGCTCCACGGAGAAACCCACACCCGTGCCGCACAGCAGGATGAACATCGCTTCGTCGAAAGCCTTGGGGTCGTCCACCGGCACGTAGGAGCAGTTGTATCCGGCAGTGTTGTCACGCTTCAGTGCTTCACCAGCAGTCATAACCGCTCGCATGGACGGCATGGTGTTCAGGCCGACGATACCAGCGAACAACTCTTCGCGCAAATCATCAGGTAAATCGTATTGGTGTTTTTCTTTCAGATGTCCAGCCATGAAATCCAGATAGCGATTGACGGTTTCGGGCCAGTGCTCACGGCGATTGGCGCTTTCGATGAACCGGCAATAGCGGGACTTGGCAATGACTTGCTGGTAAAGGTCCATGTGAATGGTCTTTCAGAAGAGAAATTGTTTTGGGGAATTACGATTCTACGCCTGTTTTTTGTTTCTTTGGGATCACATAGCGTAAAAACGACACCCTTGTTCAACAACTTAATTAGGGTGCAACTTCTTGCGCAATTGATTGCGCAGATTGGGGTTTCCACTCCTTGGGTACTTCACTTTACGGCATTGCCTTCACCCGCAATTGCACCCGCATCCCGGCGTGGTGATTTGCCTTCATGGTGCGTTCCAACTCCAATTCATCGTAGAAGGCTTCCGGGCTATCCGGGTGTGGTGCGTGGGCCAATATCAGTTTGGCGTAAGTGTGCTTCCCTCGGGGGCCATACAGACGGAGGAAGGCCCCGAAGCGATGCTTCTTAGTGTCTTTACTCACAGTCCACTCCTTGGGTCACCATACTTGCGCTCACCACAAGCGCACTTATAGATGCCGCGCCGGGCAATGCTCATGCGAGCGCCACTGAGTCCAGACTGAAGGCTTTGGGTTGTGGTGTCCTTCACCCACTCCCACGTATGGCGCTTCCCCACTGTGCAAGGTTTGATTTTGGTAGCCATTATTATTTGTCCTTGAAGTTGCAGAAACCAACCGTGTTGCCGTTGGCGTCGGTCAGGTTGATCGACCCGGTATTGAAGGGGATTACACCCTCATCCAGCTTTGCGGCCACTCTGCGCAGCAGTGCCGCCAGTTGATCGGGGGTTTGCATTTCTTCGTTACCAAGCGAGATATAAAGCAGAAAGTCCATTTTCACTCCTTGAAGTAAAACAAAGGTACGGCACTAATTGAGGGTTGTCAAATAGGGCTATACCTTTTTGTGGTAGATCGGTGTCAGTGATATCGCATTACCGTGGAGCGTGGATGTTGGGGCTCTGCCTGGATTCGGGAACGCACCTCACGCATCAGGCGGGCCAATTCCGAAGCCTGCGAAGCGGAGATATATACTTCCACTTTCGGCGGTTGGCCATTCTTGATAGCTGGGCCATTCAACTCCGTGTGCAGCATGTACGCCTTGAGCAAGCCCTCGTAATTCACTTCATCCGACTTGGATTTGAGGAACCGCAGCCCTCCCCGCTTGTACTGGTACAACAGGATGCACAGCACGCCGAACGAAAACGCACTGATGAACTGCCACACATAAAGCACGTAGACCATGCACTTCTCCTAAATGAAAATGAGTCAAACCTCTTGTTCACCGTCAAAACCGCAATCCTCCAAGAACTTACGGCGTTTAGTTTCCGAAGGGATAGTTTCGCACATAAGGGCTGCTAGGAGAGCGACACCCTCCACAAATCCCTTGGCGTAATCGACAACCTGTTGCGCTTCCGCATCAGTTGCGACGGCAATAGGGCCATTGGCGATCACGATTTGTGCTGCTCTGACTTGAACTCCTAAATCTTGTACAGCTTCGCGGGTTGTCATCATGCTGTCTCTCCTTCGGTAAGTTCTGCACGCAGTTCAGCCAGCCGGGCTTTTGCAGCCCCCACCGACATAGTGATCGATGAGTGGGGCATGGGGTAGGTGTAGGACACGGCACGGAAGGCTTCCAGCAGAATCGGATTCCCCCTGATTTGTTTGGTCAGGGCCAGCCGGGCATCACTGCCAGCCTTGCGGGCGGTAATGTCGTCCGACATCATGTAGTACCAATCGTGAGCCCACAGCTTGGCGACGAAATCATCGAATTCTTGTACGGTCATATCACACCCCCCACTTTGTTGTTGAAAATGCTGAAGGCTTCCACCCGATTCAGCTTTGGGGCCACCGGCTTCCAAGCCTTGTTGTCGAGTTTCCACACGCCATAGGTGTTCTTCTCCACCACGACGGCAAACATCACACCACGGGGACTCACTGCCTTCTTGACGGCGGTTTTCATGACTCACTCCTTGAGAACTCGATCACCACAAGAACAGTATAACACAATAATCGAGTTCGTCAAAGAGCTTAGTAGCTGGATTTATCCGAGTGTGGTTTTTCGTAGCCTTCAATCGGCTGGTCCAGCACAGACAGGGCGTGGTCGGCAAGGGGAATACCAGCCCGCTCCGACAGGTCAGCCACAATTTCCTTCAAGGAAGGATCACGCAATTGATTGCGCAGCACTTCTCGAAAGTGGTGCATCACCAACCCTTGATGTTTTTTGGACAGGAAGCCAAGACGCTTGTGGAACTCGGCTTCCACGGAGGTGCTGTCCCATTTGTTCTTCGCCAGTAGGTTCATGGAGTCAGTCTCCCCAATAGCTTAATTCTTCATCCACCGCTTCTTGCGGGGTCAAGCCATCTTCGTAGCCTCCGGCATCAACCACGGACTCCGCTATTTCAGTGGCTTGTTCCGCAGTGAAGTCATACCCAATGAAGATGCGGGCCACTTCAGCCTTCCAATTGTCCAAAGTCATGTTTCCTCCTTGTTGACGTATTCGTGCCCGCCATCTTCGTGCTTGCGGATCACACCTTCCTTTTCCATTTCATCCAATTTTTTCAGCACACCGGGCACGAGGTCATTCACAGTAAGATTCAACCGCTCAGCCTCCGCTATGAATTCGTCAAAAGTCATGCTTTCTCCAAACGGTTAATCACCTTGCGGCGCACTTCAACAATTTCCACGGGGCCATCTTGTACGTACTGCGCCGCGTAGTGCATGATTTGTTGCAGGGCGTTCTTGCCACTTGCCCACGCAATCCCCTCGTAGTCCTGTACCACTTCATAGGAGATTTCTTCCTCTGGCGGCAGTTCTTCCACGATAGGGGCGGAGACAGGAGCGGTACGGCGGTTCCATGCGGCGATGACATCGTGCTTGAACACGGCGAGCGCATCGGGGTTAGAGCCGCATTCGGCGTTGTTGCACTCGACCATCCACATATTCGGCGTTTTGCGAATCTCGGCCGCGCCCCCGCAAAACGGGCAGGCCGCGAGTTCCGCCGCCGCGCGCTCTGCGTCCATGTTCAGCTCAGTGCTCATTGCGGTCCTTTCTGTGGGCCTTTCGGGCGTGCTCGGTAATGTCCGACTTTCGTTTTCTCGGCGTTCGCGTGCTCCTCATTGCAGAATACGAGTGCGCGCCCCCGATACATGTCTAGTGCTCCAAACAGGCCCGCATCACTGGCCCATCCGGCAAGCTCAAATGCAAATTGCGGTGGATGCGGTAGTAGTACTGGATGCTCTTTGCCGCAGTGCCAGCAAACCAAGTTAGCGTTAATCGGCATTCTTCTTCTCCTGTTCAGTGCTTGCGGCGATAGCTGCGTCGATGGCGTGATCCAAGTCAATACCAGCCCGAAGCACCATCGTATGAATCCGCTCGTTCGGGTCTAACGCAACGGCCCATGGTATGTTCCGAGCACCGGCCGGGATATCCCTCTTCTCGCGCAGCCAGCGATAGCGTGCCGCATCTCGCCCGGTATCCTTGCCAGCATTCGATGCATGGGATGCGCCCTGCTGGGCGAGGGCTGCAACGCATGCCTGCTCAACGTTCCACACGAGTTTGTCCATCGCCTTGTACGGTGTGTCCTTGAATCCGGCAGGCCATGCTTTACGTACCGCGCTCATGATTGCATCGCGCTGTTCTTGGGTGAGCAATTCACCTTTGGACGGCGCAGCTTCCCGGCTGGGTGCTTCGGGCGCGGCTTGTGCAATTGATTGCGCAGATTTGAGGGCGGCAAGGATTTCCTTGGCGTCGTCATAGAACAGAATGTCCGCAATACGCTTGCCATCTTTATTCAAGATGTAGGCTCCATCATCGAATTCTGAATTCGTTACTGTGTAACGGGTCATGTCAGTCCTTTCATTTGTCTGATTTCTTGTCTGGTGGCGCAGCGCATCGTCCTTTCACACTTGGGAACAAGTATGGGTCTCGTCCTCCTCCAGTGACCAAACACACCTTCAAAGTACCATCGGTCTGTCCGGCCCGGCCATTGAGCCAGTACGGCAGGCAAGGTGGGGTGGCGCTCCAGCACCCTCACCGCATGCACTTCCTTGGTGTTCACGCCCTTTTCGATGCGGCGGTCGGTGACGGCGTAATAGGTTTCACCCACCTTCAGATTGTGTAGTCTCATTCCCACTCCTTGGTCCTGGAACATTTTCGTATTCGATAGGCTTGCCCGCCACCTCATGACAGGGTTCGCAGCAGTATCCAATGCGGTCCCATCGGTTTGGTGTTCCTCGTGGCTTGCTGGTGGCCTTCACCACATACATTTCCGACCCCATCGACGTAAATCCACAGTACATGCAATTCATTCCAACTCCTTCAGGGCGTCCTTGATGGTTTGCAAGTCCTTGTCCACCGCTTCATGCTTGTGGGGCTTATACCCCTTGTAGACCGTGTGAACGTGGTCGGCTTCCGTCACGGCAAGATCAAGGGCAATTTCCAACGCCTCTTTGATCAGTTCAAGGTTCATTTGAAGTCTTCCGGGGTCAGGATGTCGAGGATGTGTTTGGGTTCATAGAGGATTTCTTCCCCATACTTCAGCAATCCTATGAAGACCACCGGAGTGTTGCCCAGTGTACCCTTGCCCGGTTCAGTCACTTTCACCCACATACGTTCGCCGGGATGGCGCGGGTGCAGGAAACCGATCTTCACGAAATCGCCCGGCTTCACAGCGGATTTCTCTTCGTCGCTTGGGATAGAGAATGTGCTTGGGTAGAGGTCACTGGCCGCTACTCCATCCATCAGGGTTACATTTGGGAACATGGTGCACTCCTTTGCAATAAAAGTCCACTTTAAGCCAGTTTTTGTGGTTTGTCAAACTACTGTTGCTTCACTTCCACACACAGCCAGTCGTTTTCCTTCACGTCCTTGCCTTCAAACACGGCTTGGGTGAATGCTCCCGCAGTGCCCTTGAGTTCTTGGGCGCGGCCCACCGTCTTGAAGGTGCGTTTCACCAAAAGGGCTTCGGCTTCTCCACAATAATCGGTGTCTCCCTCCGTTTTGAGAAACTGAACCATATAAGAGATTGCCGCCAGTGCGCTTTCCAACGTCACGTATTCGGTGCCTTCATTCATCACTTACTCCTTAAAGCGGTGTCTAACGCCTTCAGTTCCCGTTGCTCGTATTCATCCCGCAGCATGGGCACAGGTTGTTTGCAGGAGGGTTGGCTTTTGCCACCCGCTTGATGTTTCCACCCGTAGTGCCACAGCCCCACAGGGTTGCCGCACCGGGCACAGATGTATTTTGATTTGCTCATGTGAACATTTCAAAGCAATCGTCATCGTGGTTGTAGCGCACCCCGCACTGTACCAACAGCATGATATCCGCTTCGGAAACCACCTTCGCCAGATCATCCGGTGCAATGCTCAGTGTGATTTCTTCATGGCGGGACCACCCCACGATGTCTGTGTCCCCCGGCACAAGGAAATTCAGCAACAGGAAGGCCCGGAGGTCGGGCCGTTTGATGTCCGAATCCTCCCGGTCGAATTTCAGGAAGTCAGTTTCCATGTACTGCTTCCACAGGTCACGCATTTCTTCTTTAGTCATGATTACTCCTTAAAAGGGGATAAATTCGTGGGTGTTTTTGCCGGTGGGACTGGATACCCAATAGGGCGCTCCGAAAGGCAGGGTGCCCACCGCTTCCCACACTTCTTTCACAGTCTCACAGGGGATGGGGTCTTTCACGAACGAGTTCACCAGATAGTTCACCCGCTCAGTGATAATTGGGAATTCCAGTTGAGTCATGATTCATCCTTGATATATTCAAGCTTGCAGCATGTAGGCATCGGCATACCGAATGCTTATCGGCATATCCAAATATGCGTCCCATATCATCCCGGCTGGCTCTCCATCATCCGCCGTCCAAATGCCCTCGCCCTCGTATTTGTACAGCGGTGCCCCATCCCAGTCGATATTGCCATTTTCGTCTTCCAAACCAATGGCATACCATTTTCCGGGTTGAAGGTCTTTCAATTTGGTAACGATGATCATGATCCTCACTCCTTGAGGTTAGTTAGCTTTCTTCATTTCTTCAGCCCACCGGCCCGGCAACAAGGTGTTGCGACCGTCACCGTGGGCAAAGTGCTTACTGCTCCAGTACTCGGCATTCTTGCCCACGGCCCAAGTACGAAAATTGTGGAACTGCTCGATGCTGATTCGTTCTTGATTGGCCAAGTCTTTGGCAAAGTTGAATTGTTTCTCGGTCAGCCAGAACCGGCCCTTGGGCATCTTGTCGGCGCGCTCGTCGAAACTCTTCATCAGATCGGCCAGTTTCATGGCATCCACTCCTTGAGATTGAAAATTAAGCGTGGTTCTTGGAAATATACTGTTTGATGGCCTTTCCATCAGCCGCCAACAACTCTTCTTCGGATTTTGCTTCCTTGAAGTTCTTATCCAGTGCCGGTTGCAGCCCAGCAAAATATGCTTTACGTGCCAAATAAGCTTTCCGGGCTTCTTCACGATCATAGTTTTTCATGGCGTCCACTCCTTGGAAAGAAAACACTCAAAATCAAACCCACATCTGAAGTATAGCACACTAAGTGGGTTTGTCAAAGAGTTTGTGCAATCAATTGCGTGGGAATGCGTGAGAATCCACCGTGTTGATGAAGTCTCCAATGCCAGCAGCAATGCCGTGGAGGCTGAATTCCTTGAGCAACAGGATGAACCCACACAAGATGGCCAGCGCGAATGCCAGTGCAAACATGGCCGTGCCGATGTAATACGCCTTCACATACTCCGGGTCTTTGTCGGCCAGCTTGCGTTTGTTTTCTGCAACATAGTTCTTATAGGCTTCAAACATGATTCACTCCTTGAGGTTGGTTTGCAATCAATTGCGCAGCTTGAGTTCCAGTTCAGCCAGTTGGATCATCAGTTCCAACTGCTTCCGCAACCACGTCAGTTGATCGTCAGTGAAATCGATCATCACGCCACGGATTGCGCTCCATTCGATTTCACGTTCCATCCCCAAGTTGTGGATGTCGTTCAATAGTTCTTCTGCGGCTTGGCTTATCATGTTCCACTCCTTGGGGTTGGTTAAGTCTTCATGCCTTCCAGCTTCCGAGCAATGTCCCATAGGGGAGACACAGCCGTGCCTGTCTCGATAGCGTGGGCGGCAGCGTCGTCCGCCACCACTTTCACCACCTCATCCAGTGTGTTGTTGCGTTCATAGCTTGGTGGCGCTTTCAGGGGCCACATCACGGGGTCCGAGTCGTCGTTCCCGCTCCACAGGTTGTCGAAGATTTCCTTGGTGCTCATCGTGCTCGGGAATGCCTTGTGGTGCCACCCTTGGATGAAGTGTGGGCAATCCCCTTGGCACCGGATATAGACGTACACGTGGGTTAGGTGCGGGTCACGCACATCGAAGCGCAGTTCGTCGTAGAAAGTATGGCAGGCACCCATTATTTTCCTCCTATCAAGGTCAACATTTTGGACATAGAAATGTGGTGTTCTCGTTCAGTCTCTAGTTGCTTATGCTGCATTCCTATCACGGCCAGCAACTCGTCATGGGTAAGGCTTTCGATGGGTTGGCCGAATACTTTGGCTCCCTTGGAGAATGGCAAATACGAAGCCACAAACCTTTCAGGCAGTGCCATGTCATGCCCCTTTGTTCTTCAGTTTGTTGGCGCGGCGGGCTTCCACCGACTTCTTGGCGGCTGCACGTGCTTCTTCCGGGGTGAATGTGTGTGCCCGCCCCAATGCATGGGCTGTCTTTCCACCCTTGGAGGCAAGTTCACTGTTCAGCAAGCGGCTCATTGCCGCGAATCCACGAGGTAACTTCATTTCTTCTCCTTAATGAATGTTGAATGTAAAGGTGATTCTCTTCTCTTCGTTTCCACGAATATGGATTTCCACGTCCCACAGCTTGGGGGTGTTCAGGTCAAGGAATTGGTACGTCCGGGTCACAACATTGTCTTTCACCATTGACTGGAGATTGATCAGGCGGGCCAACACCAGCCCCATCTTGTGAATGCTGTCGTTAATGAGGTGCTGCATATAGGCGTTCAGTGCGTGCCGCATGAATTTGTCGTCATCCTTGCTCACACCGAGTTGCTGAATTTGTTTTTTCAAAACCGTCAACAGCTTGCCATCTACTTCCTTGATGATGTCGAAGATCAAGGGGCCAAGGTTGTAGGTATTGCCCTCAAACTCGTGAGGTTGCAGCACAAGAGTGAGAAAGCACTCCTTGCCGTTCACCCAGATACTCACATGATGATCTTTGGAAAGCTGGTCGTTGTACAAGTCGTAGTCCTGAGGGTAAATAATTGCCTTCCAATGGTCTTTGTTCTTTTCTTCTTGCTCCGCCATCATCTTCTTGAGCTTTTCCCACGATTGGGGGCTGAAGTAGGCTGGATAGCCCTTCTCGGGGAGTTGTTGGAGGCTGGGTGCACTCCCACTGGACATGTGGCCCGTCTTTGAGCCATACAAATACATGAACACATTATCGTCGGATAATGTGGGTGCGGGACTTAGTGCCTTTTTCTTCTCTTCACTCAGGTCGTAAATCCACTTTGGTACTGGAGGCTCGTCCAAGAACTTGATCTTGGAATCGGAATCAATACCCTCCAGAAACTTGAACTTTTTCGGCTTGTTGATCATGACCACTCCTTGGAATAACACAAGAGCTAGTATAAACTAGCCCCAGTGGTTTGTCAAACTCATCTTGCAATCAATTGCGCGGTCAATGCAGTGCTTCCACCGTCATGAACTTGATGGACCATAGCACTTCAAAGTCCGGGTCGTTGCGTCGGACGGTCATCGTGTGGTGGAACTCGTTGTGAGTACCCGACACGAATTCGATGGCTTGGTACTCGCCGTTGGAGTTCACGAACTTCACCAGTGGCTTGGTCAAATGTTGCACCACCGTGTCCTGATCGTCTTTGATGCTCATCATGGTGTCGAACAGGCTGTTGGCCTCGTCTTCCGCGATCAGGAGTTGCATCTTGTCACACATGCCCAACGACAGGTCGGTCAAGTCTTCTTCCTTGGTTCCCGCAATTGATTGCAGTGGCATAACCAATATGCCTTTGACGACGGTATTCATGTTGCTCACGTTTTTGCTCCTTTTCCTCGTTTGGTCTTTGGAACTTCTTGCAGCAGTATTTCGGCAGGGATGCCCAGCTTGTATAGGTTGGCGGCAATACGCAGGCTGATGTTCTTTCCCCCTTTGCCGCGTATCAAATCACTGTAATGACCACCTGAGACATCGATCAACTTAGCCATTTCTTCTTGCACTAGGTTGTGTTCGTTGCGGTACAACTCCATGGCTTCGATGATCGATATCATTTTGCACCCGTGCTACCAAAACCGCCTTCCCCGCGTGCCGTCTTGTCCAAGGCTTCTTCAGCCACCAGCACTTGTTCAGGGTCGTGGTAGTCCACGAACAGGGCTTGGGCGATCTTGTCTCCCTCTTCTACGTAAAAGGCATATTCACCCATATTCATCAGGATAACGCCCACCTCACCCCGGTAATCGGGATCAACGAGGCCCGGCGCGTTCAACACAAATACACCCTTCTTGAGTGCCAGTCCAGAGCGGGATAGCACCAGCATGGCCTTACCCGATGGCAATGCCCCCTTGATTCCCGTACCGACAAGTCGAGACTGTCCCGGTGGGATCATGATGGCATGTGCCGCCCGGAGGTCATACCCGGCAGCGTTTTCGGTGGACTTATCCAGCGTCTTGGTGGTCAGGTAGTTCATTTTTTCCAGTCCTCCGGGTTGCTCTTGCTGACTTTGGCCTTTCCAGTCGCCAGCGCCACCAGCAGCAGGACGAAAAAGATAGTGGAAACGATGCCGATGTATTCAAAAACACGGTCAAGGAGGGTCATGCTGCCTCCTTCAACGGCACGAGGTTACGGGAGGCTTTCTTGGCCACTTGCCGCGCCACGTATTGCTGGTGTTTTGCGGGGAGAACGCCATCAGCGATGCGGTCACGAGCGAACTTGGCGAGGATGTTCAATCCGTACACGCCGCCGTGGTAGCTGGGGTTGTCCTTCTGCTCGTTGCGCAATTGAGTGCGCGCGTTGGCCACACCGTATTGGTGCTTGGTCTTCCAGTTGATGTTGCGCGTCACTTGATTGGCGATGCTGCGGCGCAGCTTGTAGTCTTCAAATTTCTCGTCTTGTTTGCGTTCCATGTGTTTCTCCTTTGGTTAGTTTGCTGCTTTTGCAGCATCGGATAATTCTTGGTCTTGCAGATAGCGTTCGATTGCTGTGTCTGCAATCTGACGCAGTGCTGACATCTTGGTCAGACCGGCCACCCACATACGATCAAGTTCCTCGTCTGTGAGTGTGCTTTTGGGGTATTCCTTCTCTGGCTTGATGCGGTACTTCATACCACTGTCCCACGCAGGGGTGAGGGCATCAGACCATCCTCCCAGGCTGAAGACTTGGATTTTAGCTCCATTGGCCCAGGCGATGATCAGATCAGCGTGCTTGTGTTTCGGCATTGTTTTTCTCCTGTTCTTTTACATAGTGTTGGATTGCCGTGTCCGCCACCGAACGTAAGGACACCTCAAAATGGTCACTGCCACCCGAATGATAGTATATGTTTCTCAATTCTTGATCAGTCATGCTGGTGACGGGTTTGGGCCTTACTCTATAAGCGGTGTCCTCCTCCCAAAGAGGGTACTTCGCAACAGGGGTCCACACACCGGGGCGTTGTTCGTATTCAATTTGTTCACCTTCCGCCCACGCGATGATCAACTCTGCGTGTTTATGCCGCGCCATTGTTTTTCTCCTGGTCTTGAATGTAACGTTTGATTCCGGCGTTGACCACCCGCCGCAGGCTTTGTGTGACTCCACCTGACTGGTTCCATAGTAACGTGAGTTCTTGGTCCGTGAGGGTGGTTTCGGGGTAAGTCTTCTCAGGACTAATTCTGTATTCACAGCTTTCGGACCACGAAGGACTGTCCCCTATGTAATCCCATGAAAGTGGGCCAGTCCTGACTTGAATTGCAACGCCATCCGCCCATGCCTTGATGAATTCCGCGTGTTTGTGTGGCTTCGCCATATTTTTCTCCTTTTCACGTTTTTCTAAGGCTTCGATCAGCTTGCTCATGGCCAGCGTCCTATTCCTGAATTGACTTCTTTCGCTGTTGCAAGTGGCTTCAATGCCCGTTGGTAAGTGAACTATACGCACCCCATTGTCCTGTCTTGACAGCCACCCTTGGGGTTTGGTGATGTAGGTGCTGACTTGGATGTCGTCAGGTTCAAACAGCATTCCCTTCCTCCACCAGTGAGTCAACATACGTGCAAAAGGCTTTCTTGGTGTCTTCCAGCTTTTGTTGGTGGCGCAGGAAGTTGCTGGCAAGGTCTGACAGTGCGAGGTCATGTGCAGCAACCGCCCACGCTTGGGCCAGTATCTTGAGGGTTACTGCTTGTTCAGCGGTCATGTAACCTCCCATCAGGACGGCGACGAATCACGGCTTGGCAGAAATGTGCGCCGCCTCCACCCCCACTGCCAAACGGGAAGCCATACAACTCCCAGCCTTCTTGGAGGCTGTCATTTACTTCGTCAGTCAGTAGGTCACTGTTAGAAGCGCTAATCACCTTGTATTCGTAGTCTTTGTTCATTTCTTCACTCCTTGATAAAACTGTTCACAAGTTTTTTGAACTTGGATTCGGCGTCCAAAGCCTCGGTAAAGTGTTTTTCTGAGTTTGGACCGTAGACTCCAGTTTTAGCCCGCTCCCACTTCAAGGCCGCTTGTACCCACGCCCTAGCCATCGCAATGATGGAGGAGGCTTCAAAGTGATTTAGATGGGTAAGTTCTTTGTACTCATCCTCAGTTAAAGCGATGAGTTTGGTCACTTGCTTTCCACCCGGAACAAGAGTGTCCTCCAGCGCACTCTTGGCTTCTTGTTCCGTGGGGTAGGTAAGGCCATCAGTCTTATGCAGATCGGCATACACCTTACCGTCGCCTCTCTTTTGCATGTTCACGTAGAATTCGGCCGCCATTCTTCACTCCTTGAAGTTCTATATCCACACTGTAATGTGATTGGAACGGTTTGTCAAATGCCTTTTGCAATCAATTGCGTAGAAACGACAGTCAGTCTTATCCAATGCTGGCGGCAGTAACTACACCGTCCATCACATGCAAGCCCACACGATCCATTCGACAATCCGATGTGATCATTCCGTACTGCCCATCCATGCTCAGGTAGCGGTAGTAGAAGCCTGCCGCGATGCACTTGTCCACTGCTGCCCCCTCGTGGATGCCCACGATTGCCTCTACCAGATTTTTGCCCTTCTCTCTTAGTTCTTGGTACTTGTCCATGTCTTTCTCCTTAGGTGTACTTGTGTAGTAGCTCGGATATCATCACTGACGCGAAGCCTATCAGTCCTAGTAGCATCAACAGTGCTGCCCACACATACCATTTCTCTTTGGGGTTATCCATGTAGTCCGCCAGCAGATTGATGATAAATCCAAGGAATAGCAGTCCTAGGCATACTTCTACTAGTAATCTCATGGTGTATTCTTGGCTTCCGACAGATGAGTTTGCGCAATTGATTGCAGAATGTCTCCAGCCAGTTCTAGGCTCTCTGCCTTCCCTACCATTCCTTCTGCTCTTTGTTGCTTTGCTAGCTCAAACACCGCCGCCGCCAACTCTTGGATTTCTCTTTGTTTGGCCAACGCATCGAAGCCTTCCATCAGTTCTTTGAAGAGATTTCGGTTCATTTGAACCTCCGCGATTCCCTGCTCAGACTTACGTCTTTGTCTGTTCTGTAGTGCACTGTCTTGAGGTGTTTGATCTTCTCCCACTTCTTGGTGATGAAGTATTGACCTACCTCATGGTGCAATGACAGCCGCCCGCCATACCACTCTTCCCGCTTATTTCTGCTCATTTTGTTTCTCCTTCCAGCTTGGGGGCATGATGTCTAAAGCACTCTTCATCCCATCGTTGTGTCCTGATATCCATCCTAAGACTAGGCCCGCCATGAAGCAGATCACGCCCACAATCAGCGTCACCAGCAGCCACATTGAGTGATCCTCGGTAATCATGTTTTCTCCTTATACGGTCTTGCCGTCGTGTTTCTCTTCCTGTTTGATGGGTGTGCAGTGGAAGTCGTTGTCCTTGATTTCGCACTTGGTGTGGCGGATTTCATCGTAGTAGTTGGTCACCCCATCCAGGCGGATGAAGCCTTGGTCTATGTTTGGTTCTGTGGCTTTCTCCACCAGCAGTAACATGCATGCGAACACCAGCAGAAACCAAAGCACTATTTCTCTTGTTTCTTTGTGGATCATGGTGGACTCCTGCGCAATTGATTGCAACGTTAGAAGTACTTCCGGACCAGTAACTTCAGCCTGCGGTTGATGGCCTTGATGACCCTCGCCGTAGCGCTGCCCGCATAGCTATAGAGATAGACTCCATCCCGATCATGGGTCACACCCTTGAGTTGTAATTCCTCATTGGTGTGGGGGTCGATGATGTGAATGTCGCGGTCGGGGTACGTCAACAATATGTTGGCAAGAGTTCGTGCTCGCATGGTGGTATCACTCCTTGATTTGCGTTAATGAAGAACCCCTGAAATCCTCATATTTCAGGGGTTTTTGATGGGTTTAGCCCATGTCTTCTTGCTTGCAACCACCGAAGACTCCGCCCCCGCCAAAACGCTTGGAGAGGTGCTTGTTGGCTTCGGTCCTAACATTGATAGCAGCCGTGTTATGGTCGATGTTAATCAGTGCCGGTGTGGTCGGGCACGGCTTGCATTCCACGCCTTCAGGCAGACGGCCAAACGCTGTCAGGCAGCGGATCATCATGGCCGTTGTGTGGGCGTCCAAGGTATTGTCCAAGGCCAGGGCCACGATGGGCTTGCCGGTCACCACGTCGGTGACGACTTCAATGCGGGAACCGTTCAGGTTCTCCGTCAGTCGGTCCAGCAGTTCTTGGACCATGGAGGTTTCTTTGAGGGTATCGTTCATGTTGGTTTTCATCTTGGGTTAGGAAAAAACTCACTCCTTGAGTAGTTCTCGTCTAATCAAACAGTGCTACACGTTCACGAAGCATCTTCTCTTTGAACTGCCGGTAGGTCATGACACCCCGTCCCCCTGTTCGGAACTTGGTGGCCAAGTACTTCTCATACCGTCGCCTCAAGAATGCTTCTATCTCTGGTGTTACCTCCACCGCTCGTCTACCCATGATTTCCTCCAATAAAGGTTACATCAGGGCAATTCTAGCAGTGTGGGGAGCCTCAGCGCCACATTGGTTTGTAAATCTTGGCTTCCCGCTCCGTCAGCATTGGATTGAGCTTCTTTTTGTCGCTCGTCACCAATAGCACCCGCTGGGTCTTGGCGTCGTACTTGATGACTCGGTACGACTGACCGTTGCCACGGTGCACTAACATGAGGGTTCCCATTTTACCCTGTAAAAATTGTCCTAGGGCATCAAAAATGGAATCTTCCCGCTGTTCCACTTCAGGTTGGGGATTGGGTGGCTTTTGAAATTTGATCTTTAGTCCCATTTCCGCACTCCTTGCAGTAATTCGCTACATTCCTACTATAAACCGATACTTTTGGTTTGTCAAACTAATTCTGTAAGTGTCGCTTTTAGGAAACAAAAAAGCCAGCGGCTAGGCTGGCTCGTTGTCTTAGACGTTTCTTGGTTTGTATTGGTCGGACAAGAATTTCAACTCTTGCCACATGGCCCATGGTTCTGTGGGGCAGGGAAAGTAGTGACCACTTTTCTGGTCGATGTAGATCAGTCCGAGTTGGGTCAACTTGGCAACGATGCCGTGTGGGGTTCTCCCCATCCTGTCACACAGGGCTTTCAGATCGAAGCCATGCATGAACAGGTGCTTGAGTTGATCCTGATCCTCCGTGGACCACACCTTTCCTTGGTTTGGGGCAATTAGAGCCTGTCCCTGCTCTGTAGTTCCCATTAGACACTCCTGTGATGGATACCTAAAGTTTGGGGCACCTTACGAATGGGCCTCTCACCCATATCAAACGCTGCCGCGAGTTCTCTGGTACTTGAGTTACCGTAAGGTGGTTGTAGTCAGGTTCAGTAGGCGCCGAATATCCGGATTACGTGTCCACTGTAGCTCTTTTCCAACAGTTGGAAGCTTTTCCGGCTCGTGGTCCTGAAAAGAACCAGACGGGCTGAGGGAGGGTGGAAAAGCCCCCAACTGTTGACCCTCCACGGGTGCGAACCGTACTACGGAGGGGGCCGCACTCCCCGGCCAATGTCTGGATAGTACTAGTATCCAGCGTCCCACGATGCACTCACTCCCGGTCGTGTACGGTTAGGAACACCCCCTTGCGGGGAGGTCGAGTGCTGACCCATGCATTAAGCTGCTGCTTCTTGCGGGGCTTCCACCGTGCCGTCGCCGTTCACGTTGTCCACGCTCAGGTCCACACCAGGGAACACGGCTGCATACAGCTTCAGCGCTTCTTCCCAGCCCAACTCACGCAGGGCTTGCGCCGCCGATTGGGTGTCCACTTTCGTGGCGATCTGGCCGGACAGGTAGCCCGCCATCACGTTCTCCAGTGCCACCGAATCGAACTCGGTGCCGGTGTCGGCCTTGGCCTTGTTCAGTGCTTGCTGAACGGTCTCGGCTTGATCGGTTTTCAGGTCGAACTTCAGCTTGACCGAATCGCTCGTGGTCTTGGCCGAACCTGCTTCGCCTTCCGGTGCATTGGCTTTCAGCGCGGCTTGGAGTTGAACCACCGTCAGCTTCTCAGCCTTGGCAACCCACTCTTCCACGTTTTCCGGCGTCAGCACATCCACGAGGTCTTTCAGCTTGGTCCAGCCCAGCGGCGCCACGATGGACCACGGGATTTGCTTGTCGATCAGGCCCGTGTAGATTTTCATCAGGTAGTCGGCCTTGCGCTTCTTGAAGCCGAACTTCTCATACACGTACTCATCGAACGACTCAAAGCCTTCAAACCAGCTTTGCTCGTAGATGCGCTTCAGCACGCCACCCAGCTTGAAGTAGTTGGTCTCGATGTTCTCGGCCAGCGTCTCGGCCAGCGACAGTGCCTTTTGGCGGGTCAGGCTTTCGACTTCGGACGCGACATCGAAGAACACGTCACCCGACTTGGTGGACTTCTTGCCCACAACTTTGATTTCAGGCGCGGCTTCTTGCACTTGCGCACCTTCATTGGTCTCATTCATGGCTTACTCCTTAAAGTGGGTTGGAATCTCAATCGACAGACACAGTGTAACACAGTTTCTTGGTTTGTCCAACCCTTTTGCACTCAATTGCGCGGGTCAGTGGACAGTTTCCTTCTTGGCTTCTTGGAAGAAGCCCTCCGGGTAGTTCTCGGCCACCTTCTCCATGTTGGCCTTGAAAACTTCCGAGGGGGAAACAGAGAACATATCGTACACCAGTGACCAATACAGCGGAATCATTTTCTGCAAAATATCGGCCATTTCTTGATGGATGTGTTCTTCGCGCTTGGCGATAATCTCCATATTCGCCTTGCGTGCATTCTTCAGGATGGCTTCCTGTTCCTCTGGAGCAAGCTTCAGGACATCCGGCAAGGGTAGTTCAAGCGACTCATTGAAGACACGGTTCTCCATGGCCAACAGTTCGGTGGCGTAGGTGTCCAGCGTGAGGATGGCCTTGCCACGGGTCATGTCTTTCAGGCGGGACTTCTTAGTGGAGCTTGGCAGCTTGGCCCCCACCACCTTGGCGGCAGCGACTAGGAATTGCCCTACGTCACCGATGGAGTCGAACGCCTGTTTCTTCATGGCTTCGTCAACTGCTTGGCCCAGCAGATAGGGCTGCATATCGGCCAAGAACTTGCCGGTGGCGGTCTTGAGGTTTATCAGCGCGTACAGCGTGTTGGACCGTGCGTTGTTGCGTGCCAGATGGCGCAGTGCGGCCTTGGTCGAGCGCACCGGTAGGGTCTTGGTGATGTTGCGCTTGTACTCGTTAGTGTTCACAGGCTACTCCTTTGAGAGACTTAGATAGGTTGGGATCGGCCTCCAGGGCTTGTCCCAGCTTTGCCAGAGCAAAGGCGTCCACGATGTCATCTGATGCCGAAGTAAATCCCCACCGATCCAGCACAGAAGCGGCCATGTCGGGCTTCTTGGCGTTGCCTTTCCCGGTAGTCCATTTCTTGAGTTGGGTTGGTGGGCATACCCACCATGGCGTGATGCCATGCATGTGCAGTTGGCGGCGCACCATCGTTCCAACCTCAACCATGAGAGCCAAATTGTTGGTGCTACCAAGGGCATAACCCTCGATCACAACGATATTCGGCTTCCATTCGTCAAGTAGGTTTCCAATGGATTGCTCGATACAGGTAAGTCGCTTAAAACCTTTGTACTCCTTGAAGTGAACCAGTTTAGATAAAACTGAGTCATTGTCAAGCATCACACAACCAACGTACGTACTCGCGTCAATTCCCAGGACCTTCATGCTGCTTCCTTTTCATGGATTTTTCCGGCTGGATACGCACCAGAAAAGCACTCCTTGGCGCAGCCACACTTCTTGGCGTTGGTGTCCATGGCCGTGTTGCAGATGCCATGGGGGATTTCTCCCTTGGAGCGGAAGATTTTGACGATCTTGGCTTTTTCAAGGTAGGGCTCAACAGACTTGTCATCACGCTGCACCACAAATTCCTTGAATGGAACAATTTCCCCTGAGACTGTGTTTTTCTTGCCGTACCCACGCGAGATATAGAAAACACGGGCTTCTTGCAAGTTCACGCGAGTCTTGTACATGGAGTCTGACTCTTCGATGATCTTCATGTACATTGACGTGCGGATGCGGTGCTCGGCCAGCGGGGCGGCAATCTCCACGAAGTCTTCCGCCTTGATAATCTTCAGTTCCGTCACGAATAACTTGGGGGCAAGCAAGTCCATGATGGCGTCCAGGCTACCGGACACGGCGTGCTCTTGGGACACGAACTTCACTTCGTCGTAGGTCCAGTCGCACCCGCCCTTCAAGCTAGTGGTGCACCCATCCTTGGGCTTGCATGTGAAATTCCTTCTATCACCACAGCGGCGGCATTTCCAATTGCCAATAATGTGCTCACCAGCCCACTTGTCCGTGAACAGTTGAGCGGTGGCATTGCCGACATCGAAAGTGGCTTGCATGGCAGTGGATATATATTCGTCCTTCTTCTCCCCGCCTGTGATGTCAAGCAATGCGTATTGACGTGGGCAAAAGTTGGGCTTAGTCACATCCGATGCATGGACGGTCTTGTGGCTGCGCGCCTTGGCATACCCACCAACGTTCTGGCTCATGATCTTCAATATCGAAGTTTTGGGTGCCAGTGCATCGCTTACCGCTTGCTGAAGGAATTTCATTCCGGCCATCAAAGCACCTTTACGTTTCGTTGACGTTGGCGGTTGTAGCCATATGGGCGGTCCCGCTTGGGTTCTTGTTTCTCGCCATAGCACAAGGTTTCGATGCGCGGGTCCTCAGCACTCCTAAATTCCTTGCCGCAATTTTTGCACTTGATTGCGCCACCAGATGGGCTCAACTCATGATAGTGAAGAACGAACATTATTCCTCCGTCAATTCGTCAAACACACGACGAGGAACCATGACCCACTCACTGGTCCCAGGCTGGGGCTTCCCATCAGGAAGCACGAAGGAAACCGTCAGGGCGGGTTTCAGGCCACAGCACAGCGCCTCATGGTTGATCTTGACCAGCCAGCCTTGGTCAATGCTGATGGAGCCATGGATGGTGGACTTCGATTCGATCAAGAAATCACCCTTGCGCATGTCTCCCTTGGAGCCACGGGTAGCACCACTGTTCGGGGTAAGACGGGCGCCACTGGCTTTGGCGATGCGCTTTTCTGATTCCTTGCCATGGCCGTTGGTGCCACGAGCTTTGGCCCGCTTCATGAATGGAGAGTCTTCGATGCTCATTTCGCCACTCCTTGGAACCATTTTTCACGGTCGGCACGCAGCTTTTCAACGATACGAGGTGGGTAATTCAGTTCGGCAAGCCGGGTTTCATGCCATTTACGGAAAGATTCGATTTCTTGCTTGTTCATCGTGGGCTCCCCGTCCGTGTGATCCCACAGTCCTTGCACGTGTAAAAGCCACGGTCCAGCTTCTTGGTCGTGAACGTGCCGTCCGACCTTTCCTTGCGGATGTACCACGGGCGGTTGTGCAGGAAATACCAGTCGTGGTGTTTCTTCCCGTCCTTGCAGTCGGGCATTTTTTGTTGAGGATGGTAGATCACTTGGCGGCTCCTTCGGCTTCGATGAGGAATGCTTGGCCTTTCTTAGATGCGATGATGGCCTGCTGGCACTTGACTGCAAACTCAGGTTCGCCCATGTAGGTGTCTTGGAACACGGCCAGAGTCGGGGAAGAGTGGCCGAATAGTTCCCAGCCCTTGTTGGTCTTGGTCAGGACGCCATAGTGCTGAAGTTGACCCTTGACGTTGTTCCAGCTATTGGAGTCTCCCACCACCATACCGTCGTGTGGAACCAACACCATCTTGTATTCGGCCTTGACAGCATTGACGGCAATTTTGGATTT